GTGCTCTTCTCGCGCCTGCATTCCTGGTTGGTTTTTGCCCCAGTGGATTGGCATTGCCGTATCCTGGATAACATCTTCAATCAGTCGAGATACGGGGATTGCTCGTGAAGAACTTGCGTTACGAGAGAACACTCGGTGTGTCATGAGTTCCGCATGGATAAACCTTGGATAACGCAATTGCATTGTCGTTAGTCGCGTGGTCTTTGCGCCGATACTATCGGCAATGATTTTTGCTGTGATTGTCATTTGTTTACCTCATGTACTCGGCTACGGCAGCATTGGATTCGACAAGGTCTCTGACCCACTCGTGTAGGTCTTGAATTGAGCCATTATTTTGGACTGTCGCGCCTACTTTTAGCTTGTCGATATTGGCTTCTGACGCGTGTGCAGACACCTCGTCATCTTCTATGGACGGGCGTATGATCCGGTATGTGTATGCGTCCAACTCTTGAAGGGCATCCTCTTCGTGCCCAGGGAAGCGGAAGTCGCTGCAGACGATTTTGGAACCGTACTTGCCACTACGAACCCGCTTGACAAACATTGAAGACCATAGATCGGTGGCGATCATTTCCCGCCACTCAGTTCCTAACGTCTGCATCGCATGGCGTGGTGTTTTACCTCGAAGCCAATCGCAAGGAACTTCTTTAAGGTCGCCTTCAATCTTTCGTTCGATGGTGTCTGGATCGACGTCACACGTGCGATACATTGCTCGAAGCATATTCTTCAGGGGATCAGCGAACTTAAGGTCAACGAAACCCATGTCCGTCAGCGCTTTTGACGCCGTACTCTTCCCTGTGCCACGTTTTCCAGCAAACGCATAAACTACAGCTTGTTCTCGAACTGAATTGTCATTTAAAGTGACATCGCTAGGCGTGGAAACGACTTGCATATCCTCGGTCAGAAAAACCGGGATGTCGTGCTTTCTCGACGTCGCATTGAACTTATCAATAACACATGATCCCAGATCGATGTCGTACTCAATGGCAAGCAAAGAAGCACAAATGACAACGTCACCAAGTTCCTCTTTAAGGTTGTCGAAGATGGCTGCACGCGATGCGGTGTTGCCGACAACTTTCTTGTCTGCGCGTTGAAGTTTCTTTACAGCGCCTAGAACTTCACCCGTTTCTTCGCCAAGCTCTACGGCCCGGAAGAGACCATCTATGTTCTCTGATCCACCCCAGTGTTTCTGACGAAGTAAATTCGTGTGTGTCAGCTTGTCGAAATCGTTCATTGTACTGATGCCTTTCTGGAAGGATGGTCGGATATGCATTGGTTCAAGTACTTGACCGCTCCTTGTAATTCTTTACGAACCGAAGATAGGGCCAGTTCAGAATTAGAGGTTCCGAGGTCTACGCGCCGGTAGTTGGTCTCATACAGAGGACAAAGGACGGCTGGTACGTGAATTTGGAACACTAAGTTCCCATCATCTTTTCGATGTGTATAGGGACACTCGCCGTTCTTTTTCAGAGCGAGTTTTTCAATACTGGCGACTATCTTGTTTCGCTTGTTTACCAGTTCCTCTAGAGTGAAATATTCTGATCCGTCTGGAGATTGGTCGCTACCACGAGCATTCGATGCTGAACTGCTTGCGATAAACCAACTGGAGAAGTTAAGTGCTTCAATAAGTTCATCAAAAACGTCGTTCATCTCTCGCTCGGATACCGAGAAGAATTCCTTGTTGGGAGAAACACGACAATGATCCAATCTTGCGTGAACCATTTTCTCGTGAAGCCTGGGGCAGGGTGTCTTTACAGACCGCAACACACAGAATGGATTTAATACCCCAGTGGCACCGGACAATTCTTTTGCCCGTTCCTCTGGGTCCTTGGTAGTCATTCCAATTTTCACCACCTGACCATAGTCAGGATTCGACATCGCATAAACGTAACCTGAACTGCTCATACAACCACCGTTAGTGTCTTCGCGGCCCGCGTCACCGCCGTATACAACCATCGTGAAGATGCCTCGCGGAAGGCACCACTCTCATCATGAACGATCACGTCATCCCATTGGGAGCCTTGTGACTTGTGGCAAGTGAGAACGTGCCCCCAATCAAGGTGTTCACACTGCTTTTTTGCGGAGAAAGCCGCTCTATAATTCGCAGAATATGCGTTTCTCTTTCTTGCCAAGTGCTCTTCAAAAAGGCCTTGAACACACTCGATTTCGAACGGAGAAGAACTTGGTTGATCTGTATAGGCGACCTGAAGTTCGACCCGGGACCGTCCTTCGATAAGGTCTCCGTGTTCAGTCAGGCACTTAACGATTGTACCATTTACCAAGTTAGGATTTTTCTGACTGTTGCGGCATACGATCAAGGGTTCACCTTCGCACGGCCCACTCTCGATGTAGCCAAGTTCCTTCCGAATCTTTGAGGTAAGGGACCAGCGTTTCTTGTGGGTTCCGCAGAGCACCATTGCATCACGGTCCATGTCCAGCGTAGCGTTGTCGTTTTGCCTTTTTACAACTTCAACCCCATCTCCGTAGTCACCAGGCTTTAGGTTCTTACCCTGACGAGCCTGCGTCGCTAAATGGATGATCGGATTGTCTTGAGCCTGCCTGTGAATTTCCGTGAGGAACGTATCAGGCTGCTCGCAATTGAATCCGTATTCGTCGTTCACGGGTGGCAACTGACCAGGATCACCAAACACGAGAATCGGAATACCAAATGACGCAAGATCGTTTGCGAGTTCGGTCCCAACCATGGACCCTTCGTCGACTACGATTAGCTTACAAATATCACTTTCATCTCGCCCCCATGACAAGACAGGCCGTAGGCCAAAGGTAGGACCATCGCCGTGGTCCATTTCTTGTTCAAGGTCAAACTCTAACGCTTTCAATGTTCGGACGGCCAAGTCCATCGTAATGAAAGACCCTTCCCACAGCACATCAGTGTCGTGACTTGTACCGGCGTCGTGTATTCGATCTCGCAGTTTGTCTATCTGGGAAGCGATGAACTCCGCCTTCTCAACCTGAGGCATGTAAATCAGTTTGTGGATCGTCTGAGGCACTACACTCATGCCGAAATCTCGCAGTTTACCACCCATGACTTTCGCGGCCTTCCCTGTAGGGGCACAGAAAGCAACTTCGTCTGGATGCAGTCCCATCTCGTCGATAACAGCAGGAAGTACGGTGGTTTTGCCGGTTCCAGCGTATCCACCGAAAAAGAAGTCTTGACCGTGTCCTAGTAGGTTTTCCGAACGATCCGAATATCGGAATCCAGGCGGCAGCGCCATTTCTTGAGCGGACCTGTACCATTTGGAAGCCGTCTTGACGGACTCCCACTGATGATTTGTTAAGGTAGTCACCGAGTTGTCCTCTTCCAATTGGTGGTAGAGCGCAACGCGCTCCTCGGTAGAATATTCTTGGTTAGTGATAGAGGTTGTTGGTATCCAGGAACGTGCTGGCGTTACCGTTGATCAGTCCATTTGTTCCGGAGAAGATGTTCCCGTTTGCGACGACAAAATCTAAGCCGTTTCCGGAATGTATGACTTCTGTTGGTCCACCAATCATGTCTGCAACTTTTGTTGTGCAGCCCTGCAGGATGAAGTTCTTCACATCCACACCTGGATTACCAAACCAACCCCATCCTTTGGAAGGACCAAATAGGAAACAAGATGAGAAGGTGAGGCCGTCTGCAACTGTGTCAGCAGCAGGTACGACAACAAATCCAGAGAACCCAGGAACGCCTGCCGTCAAAGATACGGTATCAAAGATGGTGAAAGTGCACCCAACGAACTTTGCTTGGACGTGATTGCTCTGACCTTTCAAGTGAACACCAATCAAAGATGCATCAAACGCGCAATTTATGAAAGTCAGAGGGCCTTGGACACCATCCAATTCAACCCCGATAGCAGTAGCCCAGCATGTGCAGTCACTCAGATTGATCCAATCCATTAGACCGGAGAACTGGAGAAACGCAGCATTTCTTTGGACCCAATATCGCAAAGAATTGTTTGGTTCAGCGTAATGTCCGATGAAGCCAGGCTGTTGTTCGACCTCAGAAATGAATGTCCAGTCGGACACGTTATCCATTCGAATACCGTACTTCAACGCACTCATCAGGATGTTGGAATACCGATGCGTTGTGATCGTTCCTGATCCAGCCGCCTTGCAAGACGTGCCTCGAGCGTCGATGGCTACGTAGCTTTTGTAGAAGAACACATCAGAGATACGCGCGTCTCCGTGATAGACATCAATGGAAGCATCGCGGTCGTCAAACATCTTTACGGTCGGACCGTACTCCAGAGGAACCGGAAGGGCTTCGTTCTGCTCTGGATGTTCGAAAGCCAAAGACTGAATTCGAGTAGCCG